ATCGAGCGTGATGCTAACGCAATCGCACAAAGAACTCGTCGTGGAAAGGGTAATGTAATCATGTGTTCTGCTGACGTTGCATCTGCATTGTCAATGGCTGGAGTACTAGACTACACACCTGCTCTTAACGCTAACCTTAACGTTGATGACACAGGCAATACATTTGCTGGTGTTCTACTCGGTAAGTATAGAGTTTACATCGACCCATATTCAGCAAACGTTGCTGCACAGCAGTACTATGTTGTTGGATACAAAGGATCTTCTCCTTATGACGCTGGTCTGTTCTATTGCCCTTACGTGCCTCTACAGATGGTTCGTGCTGTGGGAGAGAACACCTTCCAACCAAAAATTGGATTTAAGACAAGATATGGTCTTGTTGCAAACCCATTCGCTGAAGGTACAGATCAAGGTCTTGGAAGACTTAAGGTTAACCAGAACCGCTACTACAGACGTGTTCAAATCAAGAACCTCATGTAATTCAGATATTACATATCTTATTAAGAGACCCTTTACGGGTCTCTTTTTTTATGTCATAATATATGAGTCAAGGCATCGCTACCTATGACTGCTCTGGAGTAATCTTTGATGGGTTCTATACCAGGGGCGAAGAACCCATCTTTACAAACTTTATATTAAGAAAACATTAAACTTGTAAATAATTATTCAGACTTGAGGAAAATGCATGAGTGTCATTATCTACCTAGATCACATTGAGGAACTAGAGCAAGAGAATGAAGAACTAAAGCAAGAGGTTATCTACCTCAAAACATTATTAGAAAATGATTCACAATCTACTGCCATCAGACGATCCACTATTACACGCAAAGATAGAGAAGTGTAGTTATAACTTAGACAGATCTAAGTTATCATATCAATTGCATGAGAATATGTTTCACCACGGTGGTGTAGGACTATCAGCCAATCAAATTGGTATAAAGGAACGAGCATTTGTAATGATCTCTGACATGGAGACGCAAGAGACAATTACTTGCTTCAATCCAAAAGTATTAAAGGAATCAAAGAAGTTAGTAAAATTAGAAGAAGGATGTTTATCATTTCCTGATGTATTTTTAGATGTTGATAGACCAGAGTCTATTGTAGTTAAGTATGAAGATGAAGGTAAGGAAGTGCATAAGGTAAAGATGGAAGGATTCATTGCTAGAATATTTCTACATGAATACGATCATATGGAAGGTATTGACTTTACTGAACGTACTAAATAGTCAAAAGAGTAATTAAAAATGAAACCATCACCAAGACAGGCTCACCAGATTGCTAAAGATTACAAGAAGGTGGTTGAGCATTTAATTTCTGAGCAATACGCAAAATCTGAGGGTGATGCTGATAACATCATTGTCGGAATGAGCGAAGAGTGGTATAATCAGATTATATCTGAATAATACGAGTGCTTAGACTTGCTGGTGCTCAGATACCTGTAGCATCTAATATACAATTAAACAAAATAGAACTTTTTAAAGCGATTGACTGGGCAAAGGAGAATGAAGTTGACCATCTTCTTACCCCAGAAGGATCGCTTTCGGGGTATCAGGATATAAATGGAAAAGAAAGAGAATTAATTGATGCATTAAAGGAAGTAGAGTTACATGCTAGAGGTTTAAGTCTACATCTAGGAACTATTTTAAAAGAAAAGGAAGAGCAGGGATATATTAATAGGAATGAGATAAGACATTATAATAAAGAAGGAGGTCTATCTACATTAACTCATAAGACTTATTGTATTCCTCAAGATAGATGTGTAGGTAAGGTATGGAGTAAGGGATTAGAATATTTTAATTTAGATGGTAAATATAAATCTGTTGGTATGATTTGTAATGATATGTGGGGTTCAGCAGATGAGATTGGTTTAGGTTTTTGTGAAAGACATCTTGTAGAATTTGGTATAGAGTTTGTTTTCCATGCAACCAATGGAATAAAATTCTCTAAACATGATAAACGTTGGGAAGCATTTAATGCTTATGCTGATGGATTTTTAAGAATGACTGCTTTTAAAAGTAAGGCAATTATATTAACTGTTGATTCATGTGTTCCTTGGACATGGAATGGTGAAGAAGATAAGTTAGAAGAGTGTCCTACCTCAAGTGAGAGTGGTGTTCTTGATTTTACTGGGTGGAAAACTAAAGTACCTAGGTTTGGTAGACAGTATTTTTATCATGATGTTGATATGAAATTACCAGGTAGAGAGAGGTTCAATCGGTATAATGGACGACTAATGGATGAGTATCCATACAAAAACCTTAATTTTGATGCCTTAAATGCAGGTTAAGGCTGCTATATATAATACGACTAATAAAAATTATGGATTATAAATGGAAATGGATATCAATAGGGACTGCAGGTAGTATATTTGCATTGTCTCATATTGGAATGATAGGAATGCTATCAAGACAAAGTAAATTCCCTGTTGTTAATGTACCTGTTGGTCCATATACATCCTACTCTGTAAAAGCAAATACAGATGGATATTGGATACAATACCGTGCTAACGATCCTAAAGTGATGCGTGTGGAACGGGATGTTAAGAAAAAGGCTGGCTTTCTTGGGTTGGGTAACAACACATCAACAATCGTCGAAGAGTACACGATGGATGGGACTAAACACTTGGCAAATCCACAAACAACCAGTGGAGAACGAGTTGGCAAGTCAGAGGAATGTATCGAAGCAATCGGATCAGGAAAAGGAACTGGAAAGATGGTCGGTGCAAGCGTTGGTGCTGCTGTTGCTCCTAGTCTCACCTCTGTTCCTTTTGTTGGTTGGGTACTTGCTGGTGCTGCTACGATGATGGGAATGGATGCAGGTTCTGATATAGGCGGTACAATGGTTGAAAGTATTAATCCAAATTGTGAGGAGGAAGTATGACAAATTTTCACCCTTTAGTTCAGACACTTGCTAGTAATCTACGTGTCTCAGCTAGTTCATTACCAAAAGTAAAACCACTTAGTAATCATCTTCTTGATAAACAAGCAACTGTTAATGCTGTTGTTGATGATGAAAATTTAATAATTCATAACGAGTTCTTTAAATGTCCTGGTCTACGTAAGATTCATATAGAAACTGCAAAATTAGGTAATTTAGATATTTTACATTCAGTATTTTTTCCAAATCCAAAATATGACCTACCAATCTTTGGTGCTGATATCGTCGCTACTCCTGCAGGAGTTGGGGCTGCTATCGTTGATTTATCACCTGTTAATGGATTGTCTGACACAATTACAAGTAAACTAAGTAAACTAAGTGGTAAGTATACTTTTAAAGAAGTAAGAGCATTACCTCTTTGGGGTGAAGATATCTTCTCACCTTATTGTAAATTTGTTCGTCTTAAAAATAAAAAAGAAGAAGATAATTTTGTATCTATGGTACAAGATTATCTTGATATATTCTGCCATGAGGTAATCGAGAGGTCAAAGGACAATACTGATTCCTCAGAATCTGGAAGTTGGATTCCTATAATGAAAAGATTTGATGGTCAACTTTGGTATTGTAAACAACAAAGGAAAAATGATAAGACTCGTGGAATTCTTGCAAAATGTTTTGATGAACAATGGGCAGATGATTATTTAAACAATATATTATTTGATGATCCTAAAACACCTCCGTCTCATGGTATGAATTAATTAATGTATTTAATTACTTTTGGGGATGATTGGACTTTAGGTACAGGTGCTTGGTACAAACCTGGCATGCCTAAAGTCGTATATGATAATACTGATGTTGATTATGAATCTTCATGGAGAATGATGCTTCTTGATTATTATGGATATGGATGTCAGGATAGATATAAAAATTTTGCATCATCTAAAAGTAGTAATCAAAAACAATTTGCTTTAGCAAAACAATATTTTTCATCTAAAGATTATTGGAGTAGTACGTTTAAAGAAAAAAATAAGGTTGTTTTGTGGGGGTTAACTACCACACGTAGAGATTATAAATGGTGTAATGATACTTCTGAATATGAGGATATTATCTTTAGAGAAGAATATGATGATAGTAAATATAAAGATAAGATTGGATATGGATTAAATAAATGGTGTCATAATGACAGAGTTTCTGTAAAGGAACTTCAAGTAGAGATACTTCACTGGAATCAATATTTTAAGGCACTTGGTATTAAAAATTATTGGTTTGATACTTTTAGTTCTAAACCATATACTATAAAACCACCTAATTTTTTAGATATAGGTTCTACTCATAGAGATTTGTTATCTTTACTTTGTATTAAACATGCTGTAGGTAATAGAGACTCATCTGGTGGTTGGGTAAATGATAAGTTTGAATATGCATTAAATAATAAGTTAATAAATCCACATGATCTCTTACCTAAAAAAGAAGGTCATCAAAAGATTTTTGAATACTTTGTAAAAAATTTACCGTTTGATCGGAACTATAACTGGAGCAGATCATGAAGATACCTAAGAAGACATTACTTATTACTCTTGGATGTAGTTGGACTTTTGGTGAAGGTGCTGGATATGAACCTGGCATGAATCATAAAGAGTATGAAAAAATTAGATATTGTCCTGAATTAGCATGGAAGTATGGATGGAGAAGATATGTTGTTGAACATTTTGATATAGATCATCATAATATTGGTGAGAGTGGTTCTAGTAATCCAAAACAATTTCATTATGCAAAACAGTATTTTCTTAGTAAGAAATTTCTTAAAGAATATAAAGAGCATGAGCATATTGTAGTACTTTGGGGTCTTACTACATTACGTAGAGCGTTTATGTATTTTAAAGATTCTAGGATGTATGAAAATATGTTTATGAAGGAAGAGAATGTTTTTCAAACTAAATGGAATACTAATAGAGATAAAATGACCAAAGCAATCTATAGGTATTCTTATGATGATGATGTGGCTCTTGCAGAATTACAAACAGATATACTTCATTGGAATCAATATTTTAAACTATTTCCAAAGATAAAACATTTTTGGTATGATATTTTTGGATCTAAAAAGTATACAATAGAACCAAAAAACTTTATTGATATTAAAAAGGAGAAGAGAGATTTACTTTATTTGATCTGTAAGAACCATGAAATAAAGGATGATGAGAAGTGGAAATTAGATGGTAGTACGCTAAGAGAGGGGTATGTGGTAGATAAATACAATACATGCTTTGGTTATGCTGGAGAGCATGATCTAGTAAATCCCCATAGCTTTCATCCTCTAAAAGATGGATATAAGTTTATTGGTGATCACTTTATTAAATTTTTAACACCTCATATAGAAAATGGACTCTAGGAATCTATATACAAATCAACTTAAGAATAGGAACTTCCTATCTTCCATTGGTTTTAAATTTACATTGAGTAGAGCAAAACAAGTATCGTTCTTCTCTAACTCTGTTAATATACCTGGAGTAAGTCTTGGTGTTGCAGAGCAACCAACCTTCCTCAAGAATATAGATCTTCCTGGTGATAAGATGTACTTTGAAGATTTTGTTTTAAGGTTTATTGTTGATGAGGATCTGGAAAATTATATGCAGATTCAAAATTGGATGCGTGGTTTAGGATTCCCAGAGTCTGTCAAGGAAGTAAGAAAACTTCAGCAGACAAACAAGCAGAATGAACCACAATCTAAATCAATGGACATCTATTCTGATGGAACATTACAAGCATTGAATAGTAACCAAAGGGTGCAATTCCAAGTTATCTTTACTGATATGTTCCCAGTTCAGTTGACAGAACTACAATTTGATGCTACAAATCCAGATACAGAATACTTTACAGCAGAAGCAGTATTTAAGTATGCTATCTATAATGTAACTGACGCAACAGGAGGTCGTTTATGATTTTTTGGATTGGATTCTTCGTTATGTTTTTTAATGAAGGTTTTGTTATGATGAGGCACGTATCACCGTGGTTCGGAAGACAAAGAGATAAATTTATTACTAAGTATGGTGCTAATGTATGGTATAGATTTCATGGTACTTTAGATTATGTTTGGATGATACTTGTAGGTCTTGGATTAATATTCAACCCTAATAGATTGTTTCACATAGCAGTGTTAGCAACCTTTTGGGGTCTTTCTTTTGTTATATTTTACTTACCAAGATGGATAAGACGGTGGATGAGGGATGGAGGAATTAGTTAATGGTACTTGACCTTGAGATGATTCAGAAAATGTGGGAGGAAGACTCCAAAATTGATCTTGACAACCTTCATACAGAGTCTATAAATATTCCTAAGTTACATGCTAAGTATTTTGAGATATACAATAACATAGTACTTCTCAAGAAAAAAGCAGAACAACAAAGAAAAAACACCCGTCATGAGAGGTATGAATATTTCTCTGGGAAGGCAGATCCAGAAGTTTATGTGACAAATCCTTTTCCTAAAAAAATTAGGGATAAGGATACGATGCAAAAGTATTTGGATTCTGATGAAAGTTTATCTTCGGTTAGTTTAAAGATAGATTATTACGATACTATTTTGAACTATATTGAGAGCATACTTAAGGTCATTCAAAATAGAACTTACCAAATTAAGAATGCTGTCGAATTTATGAAATTCCAGGCAGGTTATGGTTGATGTAGTTGTTCAGAAATTGAATGAAGTTCATCTTATTTTAAAATGTGAACCTCATATTGATTATGAACTAAGAGATTATTTTACTTTTGAAGTTCCAAACGCTAAGTTTATGCCACAGTATCGTGGTAGGAATTGGAATGGAGAGATTCATCTATATGATTTAAGATCTAAAAGACTTTATGTTGGTCTATTAGATAAACTCATTTCATTTTGTGAGAGAAGAGAATATACTTACGAATTTTTAGATAACAAATATTATGGATTACCTTTTGAGATCAACGAGATGATCTCGGAAGAGGGTTTAAAAGATTACTATGCTTCTATTACTAAGTTTAAACCTAGAGATTATCAAATTCGGGGAGTATGCGATTCTCTAAAACATAATAGAAGACTATTGATATCACCCACTGCCTCTGGCAAATCGTTGATGATTTACGGTGTCGTAAGGTATTATGTGAGTACAAAGCAAAAAATTCTTTTAGTTGTGCCAACGACATCTCTCGTAGAGCAGTTGTATAAAGATTTTGAAGATTATGGTTGGGACGCTGAGTCATATTGTCACCGTATATATTCTGGTAGAGAAAAGACAAATGAATTTCCAGTTACTATTACTACTTGGCAATCTGTCTTTAGATTAGATAGATCCTTCTTTACTGACTTTGATGTCATTATTGGTGATGAAGCACATCTATTTAAGAGTAAGTCTCTTATATCTATAATGACAAAGCTTGACAATGCTAAGTATAGATTTGGATTCACTGGTACTTTAGATGGCACACAGACTCATAAATGGGTCTTAGAAGGATTATTTGGTCCAGCATATAAAGTAACTAAGACTGATGACTTAATGCAGAAGGGCCATCTTGCAAAATTAGATATTACTTGTATCGTATTAAAGCATCCACCTAAAAAGTTTGAAGTATTTGAAGATGAAGTTCAATATATTATAACTCATGATCAAAGAAATAACTTTATTAAAAATTTGGTAGTAGACTTAAAAGGGAATACTTTGGTTCTATTCCAGAGAGTAGAAACTCATGGTTTACCTCTTTATGAATTGATTAAGGATAATACAGTTCCAGGTAGAAAAGTCTTTTTTGTTCATGGTGGAGTAGGTACAGTAGAGCGGGAAACCGTAAGAGAGATAGTAGAACGTGAATCAAATGCTATCATTGTAGCATCTTACGGCGTGTTCTCCACAGGTATAAATATTAGAAACCTGCATAATGTGGTTTTTGCTTCTCCCAGTAAATCTAGAATCCGTAATTTACAAAGTATTGGAAGGGTTTTAAGAAGAGGTAAAGATAAAACCAAAGCGATGCTGTATGATATTTCTGATGACTGTACTCATAATTCTCAGAAAAATTACACATTAAATCACCTCATCGAACGAATCAAAATCTACAACGAAGAGAAATTTAACTATGAGATTGTAAATGTAAACTTAAAGTAGGATCATATGGAAGACGACTTTTACGCAACAATTAAACTTAAGTGTGGTGACGAGATATACACCAAGGTCTCTCCATGCTTTGAAAATAATAAAACAATTCTACTTGTAACAAATCCAATTACATTGCAGCAAATTAACGGACCTAGAGGTCTAACAGGATATAAGTTAGAACCTTGGTTAAAGACTACTAAAGATGATATGTTTGTTATTGATATGGAGAACGTATTGACTATGAGTGAGTCTAAAGATATTGAAATGATTATGATGTATCAAGCATGGATAAGAGAATCCGCTGAGGACTTCCCTAAAGATCCTACTGGTACTAGAAAGAAAATTAATAGAAAGATGGGTTATATTGCTAATGTCAATGATACCAAAGAGATATTAGAAAAGCTCTTTGAAGATTCCCCTTGAACCTCTACAAAGGTTATTGTACATGCGTAGCAATACCTTGTCAAGTTGTTTAAACAATCCAGAGGTGCTATAATCAATTTAACACAAAGGAAAGTCGTATGGCTGGTGTAACAAAAAGAAAAAGATCAGTTCATTATGTAAACAATAAAGAATTTCTTGCTGCTTTAATTGCATACAAGAAAGATGTTGCTGAAGCAGAAGAACTAGGTAAAGATAAACCTAGAATTACAAATTATCTCGGTGAGTGTTTTTTAAAGATTGCTACTCATCTATCATTTAAACCTAACTTCGTTAATTACATCTTTAAGGATGATATGATCTCTGATGGAATCGAAAATTGCGTTCAGTACATACATAATTTTAATCCTGAGAAATCCCAGAATCCTTTTGCTTACTTTACGCAGATTATACATTATGCGTTCCTTAGAAGGATTCAAAAAGAGAAAAAGCAATTAGAGATTAAGAATAAGATTCTTGAAAAGACTGGATATGAAGAAGTCTTTTATGATGATAGTCTCAGTGACGGTGGTAACTATTCTGACTATAATAGTATTAAAGACAGTATTCATTCTAAATCTAGATCATAATGAGATTAACACAAGAAGTCATTGATAAGATTGCAGTCCTCATGCAACACACTAAGATGAATGGTGATGTGAATTGGAAGGATGGTGATGAGATTGATGTCTGCTTAGGTGGGCATTTTGCTGGTGATAAGTTCATTAGTATTATAAACAGAACACGTAGCAACACTACTAAAAAATGAAGGTTGCAATTATAACTGATCAGCATTTTGGTGCTCGTAAGAATTCCAAATTGTTCCACGACTATTTTCTAAAATTTTATAACGATATATTTTTTCCAGAGTTGGAATCTCGTGGAATTGATACTATAATAGATATGGGAGATACCTTTGATAATAGAAAGGGTATTGATTTTGCTGCCTTGAAATGGGCAAAGGAGAATTATTTTGATAGACTTACATCCTATTCTATCCATACTATTGTTGGTAACCATACTGCTTATTTTAAGAATACCAATGAAGTAAATGCTATAGATTTATTACTTAAAGAGTACCCTAATATAACTTGCTATTCAGAAGCAACTGAAGCAACGTTTGATAAATTAAAAGTTTTATTTGTCCCTTGGATGAATAGTGACAATGAACAAAAGACACTGACTAAGATTGCTAAATCAAAAGCAAAGATGGTTATGGGCCATTTAGAACTTAATGGTTTTACTGCTACTCGTGGGCATGTAATGATGGATGGTTATGACACTGATATGTTTGATAAATTTGCAAAAGTATTTTCTGGTCATTATCATACTAGATCTAATAATGGTAAAGTTTATTACTTAGGTAATCCATATGAAATGTTTGCTAATGATACTGGAGATAATAGAGGATTCCATATATTTGATACAGATACTTTAGAGACTGAAGAGATACGCAACCCCTATAGACTTTTTCATACAATCTATTATAATGATAATGATCATCAAACATTTGATGCTAGACAATTTAAGGATAAGATAGTAAAATTATTAGTAAAGCAGAAGTCTTCACCTAAGAAGTTTGATCAATTTGTAGATAAGTTATATGCTGCTGATGTTGCTGAACTTAAAGTTGTTGAAAACTTCCAAGAAGAAATAGATCACGATAATATTGATATAGAGTCTGAAGATACAATATCCTTACTTAATAAGTATATTGAGGAATCTGAATCTAATATCAATAAGTCTCAAATTCAAACTTTGATTCAAGAGATCTATAGAGAGGCATGTGAATTAGTCTGATGTACATTCTTACTTTAGAAGGTCGTGAGGACCAAGGAGCGTACTCCGTTACAAATGATGAAGGAAGACAAGTTCTCTATCTTTTTGAGGAAGAGGATGATTGTGATAGGTTTGCTATGATGTTAGAGGAAAAGGAAGACCATCCTGATCTAAATGTCCTAGAAGTTGATGATCATTTAATCGTCAAAACGTGCCAACTGCATGGCTATGAATATGCAGTCATTACCAAAAATGATCTTGTGATACCCCCTGATAATGATAACGTTTAAACGTATTAAATATAAAAATTTTCTTAGTACTGGTAATCATTTTACCGAAATTAATTTTAATGGATCGGCGTTCAATACTTTAATTGTAGGTAATAACGGTGCTGGTAAATCTACATTATTAGATGCTTTAACATTCTCTTTGTTTGGTAAGTCATATAGAGGTGTTACTAAGAGTCTCCTTGTAAATTCACAGAATGAAAAGGATACGGTAGTAGAGATAGAATTTATTATTGGTACAGTTAAATGGAAGATTATAAGAGGTATTAAACCTACTAAATTTGAGATTTATAAAAACGATAAAATTTTAAATCAAGATGCTCATGCAAATGCACAGCAAACTTGGTTAGAGAATGTAGTTCTTAAGATGAATTACAAGTCATTTACACAGATAGTTATTCTTGGTAGTAGTAATTTTGTTCCGTTCATGCAACTGAATGCTCCTAATAGGAGAGAAGTTATTGAAGACATCTTAGATATTAAAATCTTCTCTTCAATGAATAGTGTTCTTAAGGAGAAGGTTAAAGTTGTAAAGGATGCTATAAAAGAGTTAGAATATAAAAAGATGACTCTTGAAGAGAAGTATGAGATGCAACAATCTTTTATGGATGAGATTGAAGCATTGGGTAAGAAGGATATTAATAATAAGAAGAAGAGTATTAAGGAATTAATTAAGGAACAAGATAAGTTATTAGAAGAAGAAAAAGAACTTGAAAAGTTGTTAAGTAATAAGAATAAAGAGGTTTTAGAATACTCTGGATCTAAAGCAAAACTTAAAAAGTTAGGAAACCTTAAAGGTAAATTAGGTCAGAAAGTAGCGACCATTACTAAAGAACATAAGTTCTTCACAGGTAATACGGTTTGTCCTACATGTACCCAAGATATAGAAGAGACCTTCAGAATAAATAAAATTACGGACTCCCAAAATAAAGCAAAAGAGTTGCAATCTGGGTATAAAGAACTCGAAGAAGCAATTAAAGAGGAAGAGTTGAGGGAGTCCACTTTCATTACTTTATCAGAAGAGGTTACTAATCTAACACATGGCATTTCTCAAGTTAATACAAAAGTCTCTGGTTATCAAAGACAAGTCAGAGATTTGGAACAGGAAATTCAAACTATTACCACTCAACTTGAAGACAGAAATACTGAACATGAGAAGCTAACAGATTTTAAAAAACAATTTGAACTTGCTTGTGCTAGTGCAGAATCCAAGAAAGATGATATAATAAAATACAACTTCGTATCAGATCTCCTGAAGGATGGCGGTGTTAAAACCAAAATCATCAGGAAGTATCTTCCGTTGATTAACCAACAAGTTAATAGATACCTCCAAATGATGGAGTTCTATATAAATTTCTCATTAGATGAAGAGTTTAATGAGTCTATTAGATCTCCCATTCAGGAGGATTTTTCTTATTCTTCTTTTTCTGAAGGTGAGAAAATGAGAATTGACTTGGCACTCTTGTTTACTTGGCGAGAAGTTGCTAAAATAAAAAATTCACTCAACTGTAATTTAATTATTTTTGACGAGACCTTTGACTCCTCCTTAGATGGATTTGGAACAGAAGAATTTTTAAAGATAATTAGATATGTTGTTAAGGACGCTAATGTCTTTGTAATCTCTCATAAAGAGGGTCTACAAGATAAGTTCACCAATGTAATTAGATTTGAAAAAATTAAAGGATTCAGTAGGATGACATCATGACAAGATCATTAGTAACAGGAGGAGCAGGATTCATAGGATCAAACCTCGTAGATAAACTTCTTGCAGAAGGGCATGAGGTAGTTGTAATTGAT